AGGTGCGGGAGGACAACAACAATGCCACCCTTGATAGTGATACGCTCGCCAACGATCTTGAGAAAGACCTCAATCACTACCTTACCTCCACAGCCAGAGAGTACTATCCTGACACCGACCGCATGCTTCTCATGTTGGGCTTTGGCGGCACGGCGTTCAAGAAAGTCTACTTCTGTCCACTCAGGGGCCGCCCCGTTTCCGAATCGGTTGACGCCGACGATCTGATCGTCAACAACGCGGCCACCGATCTGAGCAACGCCAAGCGCGTTACGCATCGCATAATGATGCGGCCATCGGTGGTGAAGCGCATGCAGATCATTGGTGCGTACAAGGACATTGATCTCTCCACCCCTAAGCAAGTGGATCTCGATGCGACACAGCGCGAGAAGAAGGCGCAACAGGGCATTAGCTCGGGGCAGTCAAACCCTGACGATCGGGATCGCGAGATCTACGAGTGCTATTGCGAGTTGGACGTTAACGGCTTTGAGCACAAGCTCAAGGGCACAGAGACTGGCCTCGAGATCCCGTATCGGGTGACGATCGATGCGTCGTCGCACGAAATCCTTTCAATCGTGCGCAACTATGACGAGGACACCGAGGAACTTCCCGAAGCTAGGCAGAACTTTGTGAAGTACACCTTCGTGCCTGGCATGGGGTTCTACGACATCGGCTTACTCCACATCTTGGGCAACACGACCAACGCCATCACTGCCGCGCAAAGAGAGCTGTTGGATGCGGGAATGTATGCCAACTTCCCAGGCTTCTTGTATGCCGACACTGGCGCAAGGCAGAACACCAACATCTTCCGCGTCCCGCCAGGCGGTGGGGCTCTGGTCAAGACGGGCGGCATGCCGATCAATCAGGCCGTGATGCCGTTGCCTTACAAGGAGCCATCTCAAACATTGATGGCCCTCATCGAGAACATGGCTCAAACAGGCATGCGCATTGGCGGCACAGCCGAAGCCGCCGTGGGTGAAGGTAGAGCGGACGCTCCCGTAGGCACGACAATCGCATTGATCGATCAGGCCACCAAAGTGCTAAACGCGGTGCACAAGCGGATGCACGCCTCTCAGGCCGAAGAGTTCGCGCTCCTCGTGCAGTGCTTTAAGGAAAACCCTGAGAGTTTCTGGCAAAAGAACCGCAAGCCTGCGCGTGCGTGGGATCAAGAAACATTTCTACGTGGTGTGAACCAAGTTGATCTTGTTCCACAGGCTGACCCTAACACCGCGAGCCAGACGCAACGGCTCATGAAGATCATGGCGTTGAAGCAGATTCAGGCATCGAACCCAACGCTGTACGATCCGATTGCGATCGATACCGCGGCATTGAAGGCGGTGGGTTGGTCAAACCCTGAGCAGTTCATGATCCCGCCAGAGGCGCAAGGCTCTCCTCCTCCTGAGATGCAGAAGGAAATGGCCGAGATGCAGATCAAGAAGCAAGACGCCGACACGAAACAAGGCGAGGCTCAAGCTCGCATCGCGTTGGATCAGGGGCGGCTTCAGATCGACATGGCCAAGGCACAGCAAGAGGGGCTTGCGGGTGGCGAACAGCAAGGGCCGACTGAAAAGGATGCCGCGGATCTCCAGATCAAGAAGCAGATGGCCGACGCCAAGGTGATGGACACCAAGTTGAAGGCCGCTTCGCTTCAGGCCAGTATGCAAAAGGATGAGCGCGACAGTGCCGTCGAAGAGCAAGAGATGCTTGCCAAAGAGCGGATCCAGATGATTGATCTGGCGCAGAACCTCGCGGTTCATCCTGAGAGCGAGGACGAGGTTGTCCGGCTTCTCGGCAGTGTGATTCCGGCCATTACAGGAAAGCAACCGCAATGAATGATGCCATCCGACTTGCCAAGAGTGTTAAGCCCGTCGCTCGAGTAAGGCTGTCGGAAGGTGGCGTTCCCGACATTAAAAACCCGATGTCGGTGTTTCCTAAGCCGCAACGCATGTTCCCCGAGGGTGAGCGTCCGGCGGGTGGGCAATATCTATCGATGCCTGACAAGCAAGACATGACTGGCCACAAATCCGCGGCGGCTTCAATTGGCATCGGCAGTGACGGGAAACCTTATTTCACAGCTTCGAAGGATGCAGTGGATGAGACGGGAACGTCCGGCAAGGGCAGTGCGGTTACGAAAACTAACCTGTTTAAGCAAAAGGCGGGATGGCGGTGGCAAGACGCCCCTGAAGGCCACGAGGACACCAACACAATTGTCTCTGTAGAGCACCGTGGCAAGCATTACTACGCATTGAACGCTCATTTCCCCAAGGGCGTCGATCTTGCGCGATACGAAAACGCGCCATCCGAACCGAGGCTCCGCCCGACAACTCGAGGCAATATTGACCTCGGACCACAAGCCGGATCCATCTTGGTGCGAGGGAAAGAGCACCCCGTCTATCATCACGTCATTGTCAAAGCGGACGGCGGCGGGGTGTTAGGGTTAGCTAAGTCAATTGAGCCTGTTCGCAGAAAAAAATTAGCTTACGGTGGGCACCAAGACGCCGATACTACTCAGGCAACGGGGTATTTTGAAGTTGCTCCTGGTAAAACTTGGGATCCCGTACAGCAAGCATCGTGGGAACAGCTACACCCACAGGCTAAACAAGCCATATCAAATAAGATGGTGGGGGAATTTTTAAGCCCTTGGCAAAGAATTTCTGGGATCAATGGCGAAGTTCGGTCAGGGCTTGGCGGTTTTGGTGGGCACACAAATCCAAATTATACGTTCCATCCCTACGATTCATCAAAAATTAACGAATCTTTATCGCAACTTGGCGAATTATTCCGTCAAGATGCAATGATGGGGGCGCATTCAAGACCATTTGAAGGAAGTTTCCCGTCCGGTGTCATTAGAGTTCATATGCCAAAAGGCGTTTCAGCAGATGAAGCGCACGCGGTGTACAAGCACTTGAACGGTTTGGGCCTTGCAGATGGCCATTCGACCAATACCGAAAACGGTACAATGGATATTTTGTCCGGAGATGGTAAAAAACAAACCATTAATAGCGCGAAAGCTATTGATAAAGCGTTAGGTGGAAGGTACGTTGTCTGGTCGTATCCGACAAATATTTCATTTCCAGAACATGGAGAAAATTATGGCATATCTGGGACACAGGCCAGCGAATCATCCAGACCACCCGCATCTAAAGCCCACAGTGATCTTCAAGCCAAAGCATCCGCAAGACTCCAAGAGCTCCTTGAAGACGCACACGGGCAGGGTGGTGGCTACCAAGGAAAAGTAAGTTTTGGGGATACATTGGCTCAAGGCCAACCGCACCCCGACACATTGCCTGCGCTTTTGCCAAAAACGGTAAGGGGCAATAGAGATCCGCAACCGATTGAAGAACCGCGGCCTGACATTGCTCCTACATCGCATTCCCAAGAAAACCTTGAACGGATTTCTACGCAAATGTGGAAAGACCACCCCGCAAGTGGTGGGGAAGAACTTTCTGGGCCTGAAGCGTTTAACCGTATTACTGATTTTCATACAAAAAATCTGCTTGCTCTTTGGGACGCAACACCCCAAGCGCAACGTCAGACAAGCCGTTTTTGGTATAGAGCCGCGCATGCGTTAGGCAACGCCTATGCAGAGGATCATAATATTACGCCGCGTGCGGCGCATGGTATTATGGCTGTTCTATCTCCGCAGAATCCGTGGGATAAAAACGTCACACAAGCCGAACGGTTGATGGACATTTTGCACCATCACATGGATACGCCGTGGACAAACGGCATGTCGGAAGTTGTTCAAACAGGCGGTAGCACTGGTAGGGGACTTCCAGCCGACAAAGGAACAATGGAGACTGGGCCGCATAATTGGTCTGACATTGAAGGGAAAACGCTCCGCGATGTCCTTTCTGGTGCTCATGGCCAAGCTAAAGCCGCAATGTGGATCCGAGCTTTTGACGAAGCGCACAACCCAACAGAGTATCAAGCAGTTGGCCCAACGGGCGAATTCCTTGGAACCCAGATGAACAAAAGCGGATCTGCTCCAGATACATCGTCATGGAACAGTTACAACCCAATTCGGAAAGCAATCAGCATTTGGTTTGATCCAAGCCGAGAAAACATTAACCAAAACATTGGCGACAATCACAAAGTTCGTGAATTTTACAATGTCATTACAAATCCTCATGATCCAAACGGGGTGGTGATCGATACGCATGCTGTCGCCGCGGGTGAGCTATTGCCTCACGGATCCTCTGCTAAGGCCGTACACCGCAACTTTGGGTCTACGCCTGGTGTGGTAGGAAAAGCGTATCTTGAGCGCATTGGAACGCCTTGGGTAGAAGGAGAAAGCCCAAGCCGAACAACAGGCTCAAGTGGGGCTAAGGGCGATTATCCTGTGCATGCGGAAGCTGTACGACGTGCGGCATGGGCTCGTGGTGTTCACCCATCTGAAATGCAATCAGTGACGTGGGAACGTGTCCGGCAATTGTTTTCGGATAAAGGTCCAGAAGCGCAACGTAGGGCGCGTGCAATATGGCAACGCCACGCAAACGGCGAACTGACCCAAGATCAAGCCATTAATGAAATTATAACGCAATTTGGCGGGGAAAACGAACGTTCTGCTTCATGGCATGGGACGCAACAGGGCGCGACGGGACTAGGCAATGTTAAAACTGGTTCGTATGTCCGGCCTATGAATATCACATCTGAAAGTCCTGCTGTTAAAAGGTACAACCGACAGATTGAGCCTACGGAAGACGGAGAAGAATTTAAAAGTGGCGGCGAAGTCGAGCCTACATTACACGAGAAGCTTGCCAAGCATCAGGAAAACTACATTCCTCACGACGATCCACGCCGTGGGGAGAGCTTGGCTGAGTTCCACAAAGACGCGCACCCAGACTTAAAAAACCCTGACGGATCTCCGAAGGTGTTTTATCATGGCACTCGCTCCGTATCTCAAGAATCTTTACAAAATTACGACCCAACGCCAGATTTCCAAGAGTTTGACACCAAATCGAGTGAGATGGGCAGTCATTTTGGGCCAAAAGAACAAGCGGGTGATTTTACCGGATCTACGCCCGAGCAAGGTGGGCACATGTACCCCGTTTACCTGAACATCAAGAATCCAATTCGTTTGCAAGACAACGGTTCGTTCTCTGCTCGGCGAGTTAAAGCCCAGTTACCCAAAGGCATGGTGGAAGAACCCAGTGGTTATTCTTTCCCGCAAGAAGTTATTCAAAACGCTTTAAAAGAACACGGCCACGACGGCATTGTTTACTTAAACCGTCGCGAAGGTTTGAATGACTATGGCAAACGACCAAATCCGGAAAATCTAAGCCACCTTGGCGACGATGCATTTAAAAAGATTTACCCCGAGGCGCAAGACAGCTACATTGCCTTTGATCCGGAACAGATAAAATCTGCGTCGGGCAATCAAGGCACGTTTGATCCGTCAAAACCAAAGATGAACGAAGCCCGTGGTGGATTTATTCATCCGGTTCGTGCAATATCTGGTTTCCACATTGATACGGGCAAGGTTGGCCAACCTATGTTCACGGGGAGACTGTGATGAGCGATGATTCCTTGTACGTCATACATGGTGGGTCTGATTTTGACAAAATCAACCCATCTCGCTTTGGTTCTGGAGAACCAGGCAACATTCGACCACTTGGAAAAGGCTTGTACAGTTTTGTAATTGACCATGAAGATCCAAAACGTGCGGCATATGCCATTGATTATGCAAAACACTATTCCAAGAAATATGGATATGGAGATAAAGCTGTTCATGTTTTTAAAATTCCAAAATCAATTTCAACTTCATGGAATGGCGACAATGACGACAACACTAAATTTCCAAGATACCCAAGAAAAATAGAAGGCTTAGGCGGATATCCAGAAAAAGAACTCGCCGAGTACGAAGCCATTAATGACAAATATAAAGCAGTTAAAGGAACACCGGAAGAAGGCGATTCTTGGTTATATTCTAATCGTGCGTATGAAAGGCTCAGACAGGCTGCAGATGTGCAATTTGAACACTTGCCGATTGGTTTAACCGAAGCGTCAATCCATAACCCAGAAGTTGCTACAAGAATTGGCAAGTTTGACCTTGATACGCCAACTGAAGATATCCTTGGTATGGTTAAAAATGATGCTGCCAACGTTCCCCACAAAGAAGATGGCGGCAGTGTGATGGATACAGCAATTCACAAGGGTAAACCATTTTGGTCTGGTGTGTTTGACGCTAACGACGGGTTTATCCGTGAAGTGCATCCTTACAAACGGGCTAAGGCCGCTGATTTCCATCATTCGTATTATGTTTCTTCTCAATCGCAAGATGCCATGAAGCAAGGTGACGCGGGGTTCTTTTGGGTTGATCCGGATGGGTCAGTGAATACTGATTGGCGGGAAGGCAAAGCCCCAAAGCATATTGTTGACGCCATACAAGATCAGATAGAGCCCATACCCCACAAAGACAACGGCGGCGGTGTAACGGATCCAAATACAGATGTGCCTCCTTCCCCAGGTGAAAGCCCAATACCAGAAGGCAATGTAAGACTGTATCATCAAACGGCTGCGAGTAATATTCCAAGTATTTTAAAGAATGGAATAACTTTTGAAAATGCCAAAGGTATAGAGGGGCCAAAAGCTATTTATGCAGATGAAAAAGGTTTTTATGGAAAGCCTGGAAAAGTTCCTACTATTGAATTTTCAATTCCTAAAGAAAGATGGACGCACCCGCCATTTGTTTTGGGAGACGTTAAACCATCAGAAATTGTTGCTGCGCATTTGCCGTGGCATGAAACAGTGCGTTATTTAGAAGAATTCCCAGACCAAATTAAACGCACACTTCAAGGTGAGCATGATAATTTAATGGACGGCAGTGGCTCAAACGAAGACAAGGCTGTTAGGTATATAAAACAAAAATACAAACCCCACAAAGACAACGGCGGCAGTGTAACTCTTTATCACGGAACAGGTAAAACTATTGATAAGTTTAAACCGCACACATATTTTGCCACTGCGCCTGAAACATCAAAAAAATATGCCACTTATCGTAGGGGGCCAAATCCTCAAACTTATCGCGTTGAGGCTAATTTAACTCGCCCTGCAAAAATGGCGGATTATCGGGCAGCAAAAGAAGAGCTTGGTAATTCTGCCGTTAATGAAGATGTGTTTTCATATCTTCAATCAAAAGGTTTTGATCACTTTATACCTTACAGCGGTGAAGTAGTTGTTTTTGATCCGGAAAAAAGCACAAAACCAAAATTTGACAACGGCGGCGGCATCACCGCGTACCAAGGCGGCCCTCACTCTGTTGGTGAGGAAGGTTTTCTTGACGAGAAGATCGGAACTGGCGAGGGCGCACAGGCTTACGGGCACGGGCATTATTTTGCTGAAGCGGAGCCTGTGGCGCAAGGGTATAGGGATGCTCTTGTTCAAAAAAGAAACCCTACAACATCAATAAATGACCTTATTGGCCAAATGTCAAAAAATAGCCCTGAGAGTAGGACGCCCAAAAATATACAGTGGTATATGAAGCAAGACCCAATGCTGTCCCCACATGCGGATGATAAAGAAGTTGTTGGGCATATATCAGAGGCTTTGAATGGTCAAAATGCGGACGGATCTGTCTCTGAATCTGCAATTGATGCGTATGGGAAATTAACAGATAAATTTGGCCGAAATCACAAAGGCCACATGCACGAAGTCAGCATCAACGCGCACCCTGATCACTTCTTGATTGGGATAAGCCGTTGATGAGCAGTCGGATCATGTGCAGAATGCTTTGCGCACAACAGAATGGTGGCCTTGGACTAAAGAAAGAATTGAAGACCGTGCGGGTAGGCATGGCTCGAACCCACAAGGCCGTCACTTGTACGAGGATCTTGTTGAAGATTATTCGCCGGAGGAGGCAAGCAAATTTCTTCAAGACTCTGGCATCCACGGAATCAAATACCTAGATGCAAATTCACGCTCCAAAGGCGAAGGCACCCGCAACTACGTGGTGTTTGACCCTAAGCGCGTTGACATCAAACGTCGGTATAAGGACGGTGGCGAAGTCGATGATGACGGCATCACCGCATATCACGGGTCACCGCACGACTTTGATCAGTTTGACATGGCCAAGATTGGAAAAGGTGTTGGGGAGCAAGCATATGGACATGGGTTGTATTTTGCGGGGCATGAACCAACTGCTATTGATTTTCGCGATTGCGCAACTGCAAGCAAAAATATAAATGATTTTAATTTATATAGAATCTCAGGTTCTAATGAAGAATTTGAGCCTCAAAAACAAGGTCACATGTACGAGGTTAAGATTAATGCTCATCCTGATCATATGCTTGATTGGGACAAGCCGTTAAGTGAGCAGAGCCCACATATTGTTAAAAGCATATTTGACGCACGAAAAGATAACCCAACGCTTTTTAACGTGTTTAAATCACACTTTGAAAAAGACTCAACGGGTATGGGTTTTTATCAAGCGTTGGCAACTCATCACCCTAATGGATATCAAGGGGCAAGTGAATTTTTGCAACGCTCTGGCATTCACGGTGTAAAATATCTTGATGAAAACAGCCGTGATAAAGGCAAAGGAACCCACAATTACGTTGTGTTTGATCCCAAGAACGTGGACGTAAAACGGAAGTATGAGCAGGGCGGCGAGGTGCTTGCTCACGATGACCCACGGCGTGAAAAGAATTTGGCGGCGTTTCAAGAAGGCAATCATCCTGATGTACCGCATGTGTTGTATCATGGTACTTCAAGCGATTTTTCAGAATTTGACCCGTCATATGCAACAGGGGCGGATGATGGCATTTGGTTAACAAATGATCCACATTATGCTGATTGGATTGTAAACAAAAATGGAAAAACATATACCTACGACAAAAATGCCAATATTATGCCAGTGCATGTAAGCATGAAAAACCCTTATGTTTTTGACATATTAGAAGAAGGAAAAAAAATTGCTGATCAAATAGGGGAACCACACCCTAAAACTTCACTTGAAGCGCAACATTTTTTGGCAGGTGGTATGGGATGGGACGAGGCAGTGTCGCACATAAGCGATATGGCAAAATTAAAAAAACATGACGGTCTTATACTAAAAAACTTTGACGATAATTACCCTCGTGGAATTACAACCGCTTATCTTCCTTTCCACCCCCACCAGATTAAATCCGCCACGGGCAACAACGGCAACTTTGATCCTTCAAAACCCAATATTAACGAAGCTCGCGGCGGACGAATTGGCTACGATGAAGGCGGAGACGTTCGCAATAACTATAACCCAGGCCAAGAGGCGGATGCAGCACGCCCTGCGGCAACCTCCTCCTACGCCGACCGGAATTACAACGCCGGATCTGGCACCCAGACCGCGGGACCAAGTAGCGACAATCGCCCCGACAATCGCCCCGACAACAGCAATGATCGTTTCAACATTGGCGGTGGCGGAGCACCAATGCCTCCTCAGCGCGGAGACGATAGCTTCTTTGGCAACATGGGCGGCAACATCGGTTCTGTTTTGGGCGGACTTGCCTTCGGGCCACTTGGTTCAATTGGCGGGAGGTACCTTGGCAACCAATTCAATCAGCCTGACAATTCGCGCTTTGAAGCAAAGAATGATGAGTTTGGCAATCCTATTGGCAACAGCGGCGGTTGGTTGGATTTCTTGGGCAACTCAGGCAACCCTCCGGCCCCAATGACCAGTGACAATCGGCGGGATCCAATTAAACGAAAACGCAGAATTTTAATGCCGGACGGCACCTATCAGGAAGTCGAAGAAGGCATGAAATCGGGTGGCGTTGCAAAATCGTACAATCGGGTTCATAATTCCAAAATTGTTGAGCATGCTCTTAGCAAAGTCGGTGTGTCGCTGCATGTGCACCGTCCCCCCTCATGATTGCAGCAAGCGGGGACGCCCGTACTAACTCCTTGGAGAATACCATGTCAGAGACTGCAAAAACCGCACGCGCCGCGATGAAGGCAAAGGCAAAGCGTTTGGCAAATGACTCAAGCCAGAAAGTTGATTCGTCAACTTGGTCGCCTTCCGAGCCATTGAACACCGATGTTCAGACGGGCATGCGCCCTCTCAGCAGACGGGCGTATAAAAAGGGTGGCAAAGTCGTTGGCAAGGCCGATGGCGAAAAGGCAGAGTTTCGTGCGGATCGCAATTCACGTTCAAAGCGGTATCTGACGCCAGACAATCTGATCAACCGTGATCAGAAGATGGCGAATGAGGTCCGCGAAGGCGGCATGGCCCATGTTGGTGGATTGAAGAATGGCGGGAAAGCCAAGAAGTTTGGCGGTGGCCCGATTGGCGAGAACCCAATCAATCAGCAGAACCAGATGATGGGTCGTGCTGCAGGGGCGATGAAGAAGGGTGGCAAGGTAAAAGGCCGTGAGCACCACAACGGTGCCAATGGCAATGTGGTTGGAGAGAGCAAACTTCCTCCAATGACAGCGGCAGAACGTTTGAAGAGAAATCTTGGCCTTGAGCCAAGATCTTCAATGAACCCACCAACCCGTAGCTCGCAAACTTCTCGCGCAGAGGCTCAAGAGCCAGATCGTCTTGGTGAATTTATTGAGAATATGCCACGCAAGAACGGTGGCCGTGCTCACAAGGCTGGCGGCGGTTCATTCGGCGAAGCGTTCAAAGCAGGTCGTGCAGCAATGCTTGAGGGTGGGCCAAAGACGTTTGAATACAAAGGCAAGATGTATTCAACGGATCTTGCCAAGCCAAAATCAAAGCCGCAGCCCTCTCCGATGAGGGATCCAATGATGGATCTTAGCGCAAAACGTATGTCCCGAGACGAAGATGTTGGAGCTGTTCGCGACATAGTTCGGAATGAACAGATCCGCAAAGCTCAGGAATCAAACCCAAGCGACTTGGCTGGGGTTATGGCGGAAAAGCGCGGCGGCAAGGTCAAGTTTGAAGGCTCCGCGAAGGATCAGGCCCAAGACAAGAAGCTCGCGGCCAAGCGCGGCATGACCATGAAGCAGTGGGAAGCGTCGAAGGCTGATGACAAGCACGATTCGCAGAAGTCGATGAAGGGTTTGGCCAAAGGCGGTCGCTCTAATGATGATTCTGCTTTTGAAAAGCCTGTTCTTCGTTTGAAGAAGACGGTTACTGGTTCAAATCCCGCTAAATCTTCAAAAATTTACAAGGATATGGATTACAATGAATACCGTGTCAGGCATTATCAGGACGGTAAGCATCTTGAGAAAGCCGATTACTTTGCAAGCGACATGGATGACGCGAACGATACCGCAAACGAGTTTGTCAACAAGAACCGTGGGGGTCGTACCATGAAGTACGGTGGTGGCGGCGTATTCTCGGGCAACTCAACGACCAAGATACCTGGTGTTGTCGGTGGCCGTGAGGCTCACGCCAAGGGCGGTAGGACAAAGAGCAAGGGTAAGGGCAAGACGCACATCAATATCATCATTGGTGCGCACGGTGCTCCCGCGGGAGGCGGCATGATGCCAAACGCTCCTGTGCCAGCTCCAATGTCTCCTAGAACGCCTCCAATGCCTCAAGGTGGTCCTCCTATGC